TACTGCATCTTGGCAACTTCGTTCACGTCCATACGCAAAACATGCGTAACACGACTTGCCGTCTGCAAATCACTGGCGGAATAAGGTACAACCAAATCTTGTGCAGGGATAAACTTAGATACCGCCCGCTGTCTCGTAGGATCGAAGTATACTTTCTTAAACGTGGAACCTGAAAGCGGTAAATAAAACAACATCTGATCCATGTCTGGATCGTACTCTTCCATCACTTCCGTGATCTGGTAGTTCATAAAGTCCTTGACACGAGTAGCCTGCTCCTCACGGGCAAGGTCCTTTAAACCAAGAACACTCGTGCGAACAGGGCCTCCAGCAGGAAGCAACTCTTTATAAGCTTGGGCTTGGAACTGAGTTACACTCTCCGCAACCAACGGGTGCGTGATTCCCGAAGCTCCCTCAAACGGTGTGGATCGGTCCTCCGTCTTAATACCCAACAGGTCTAACCCGTTGACGTAAGACGTTTCCCACTCGGAGCGCGACTCAAGGTCCTCTTCGTACATACTGCGAAGCTCAGAAGAAAGCTCCCCCAGAGTAGAATCGTCCAAGAACTCAGCCAAGTTGGCGTCAAACGGAATCAATTCAGCTTGGTCCATGTCACCCGCCATACTCATAGCTTGGACAATCGCTCCGCCTTCTCCGTCGTCAATAACTTCTGCTCCGCCCTCGAACGTCTCAGGTGAAGCAATCTCCACTTCTAAATCCGGAAGGCCCGCTGTGTCGTCTAGGTCTAACCCCGGTGCGACCATCATGTTTGGTGGTAATGCCATCAGTAATACTCCCGTTTACGGGGCCTCCATTCTAGTTCTTCTTCCTCTTCGCCCTTCAGGGAGATGAACCCTCCCTGCCTAACGCGCATGAGTGCTAAGGTCATACTATCACAAAAGTCATCGTTGTCACCATTGGGAAACGAAACTACTTCCTCAATGACTTCATCGGCAAACTTTTCGTGCATTGGTGCCCACACCATACCAGCTTCAAACAGCGGAGCAACCATGTGCATGCGGCTAACCTTATCCGTCCCCTTGCCCGGAGAGAACCCCAACGCAGGAATGCCACGGAGCCGCAACTCGTCAATGAGCGGTGTGCCCGTCGCCTTCGCTTCGACCAACACCATGTCCGGCTCCCAATATTCGTGCTCCTCGTAAGCTACTTCCTTGAGCTCAGGGAAATTCCAACGTCCGCGCCTAGCGTCCAGCAATACAACGTGATCAGGGCCCCCCTCTTCAGGTTTGAAAATCCCCCACGTCGTAATCGCAGAATAGTCGGCGCTCTGCTTTTTTGAGAACGCCGTGTCATAAGCCTGTATGATATAACTTAAAGGCGGAATCTTCTCCGCATCCCAGTCCTGCCACCACTCCCGTTTGATGATCGCAGACTCAGATGATGTCGGGGTCTGCTGCCACTGAGCATTCCACTTGCTAACAGGCAACGAAGCCTTGATCGAGAGAAGAGCATCTTTGTCCCAGAACTCCGGCCATAAAGGCTTGTCTGAGGGTAAAATAGCAGGAAATTCAACAACGTCCCACTTATCTGACATCACATCCTGACCCTGCTGGGCCAATAATCGGCCTGTCAAGTCCTTCTTTCCCCACCTCGTCATGACCAAAATGATCGTTCCGCCGGGCTGAAGACGCTGACGAGGGCCAGAAGTGTACCATTCGTAGGCGTTATCGAAAGCGTTCTCGCTTAACGCATCTTGCTCGGAATGAGGGTCGTCAATAATGAGTAAATCCGCACCACGACCCGTGATGGCAGCTCCAACTCCAGCAGCAAAGTACTCCGCGCCCGCTGTAGTGCCCCATTTACCCGCGCCCTTGTTGTCTTCCTTGAGATTGGTGTTCGGAAAAATCTCTTTATAAGCTGGGTCATCGATTAAATCTCGCACCTTACGGCCAAACCGAACCGCCAACTCCGTGTTGTGGGTTGCTTGAATAATTTTTAACTTGGGGTTCCGGCCCAAAAACCAAGCAGGCATTAAATAACTTGCAAACTCGGACTTCGAATGTCGAGGCGGCATGTTGATAATCAATCGCTTGAGTTCTCCTCGTGCAACAGCCTCAAGTTTTTCAGCAATTACACGGTGATGCCTGCCCTCGATGAAGTTTTCGTAGACGTGATGCGCAAAAGGCATGAACTTCTCGTAAGCCTCTTCGCGTAAGTCAAGCCTTTTCTTGGCCTCGGTTAAGGCCAAGATTTCTTTTAACGCTTCCTCGGGTAAAGCCTGTAGGTTCATGAGTTAATTTTTTTCCGTCGCTGCCCCGGACCACGTTCACCTGGCTTAATAGTCTGGCCAGTGTACGCTTGAGTTCCCGCTCCAGCACGAAGTAGGTAACTGTCCCCGCCTTCTTGTTCGCCCTCAACCTCTTGGCAAGTTGGACCATCTGGTCCGTCTACCATCATATAACCTTCTGGACACTCGATCGTTGGATCACCGTCTTCGTTAATTCCAGCAATTGGAGCAACGTCACTAGAGTCTCCGCCCGGCATCGTGACTGTAACACCACCATCGTCGTCGTCGTCGTCGGTCACAAGGACTTCTGGGTCATCCATATCGTAATCGCCGGGGGCAACTTCAACTAATGGAGACACTTTCCTCTTAGAAGTTCGCGAGGTATCAATCACAGTAGGACGTTTAGTGTCTTGGTTTAGTTCCACTACAGTAGTGGACTCTGAACCCGGTGATAACGCCACGGGAGCAGAGTCAACCATAACCTCTGTCGTGGATTCGACAGCTTGATCTAACGCAGCATCTATTTCCGTAGCTGCTGCTGCTTGCTCTTCCACGGATAAAGGCACCTCAACCACAGCACCGAAAGGACCAGTGTTTCTTCCTGAGTTCTCTACAACAGGTACCTTTGTCGACGCCAGCACAGCTTGCTCTTGCGATGACAAAGGCACCTCAACCACGGCCCCGAAAGGACCAGTGTTTCTTCCTGAGTTCTCTACAACAGAGCCGGACGCCAGCACAGCTTGCTCTTCCGATGACAAAGGTACCTCAACCACGGCCCCGAAAGGACCAAGGTTTCTTCCTGAGTTCTCTACAACAGCGGTAGGGTCAGCAACCTCAACCTCCGCGGCCATCCTAGCGGCAATGTTGGCGGCCATCAGTGCTTCAGCCTCAGTCAAATACGCATCGGCAGCGGCATCGCCAACGTTCTCTCTAATAGCTTTTTCTGTGTCAAGTACTATGTTGTTCACATTTTTGTACTTGGCGAGATCGGTTTGAGCCCTTGTTCTAAACTCCTCAAGAGTAGGGTCAGCAACCTCAACCTCCGCGGCAACCCCTCTGTTCGCATTCATTTCCGCAATAATTTGATCTGGACCTTTTGCGATTAATTGCCTTGCTTCAGCGTCCGCAAAAAAACTAACTAAGGCGGCTTCCGGACTTATCAGACCAGCATCTACAAGTGATTGTGCGCCCGTTTTAGAAAGCAGCCCGACTTTTCCTTGATTCTGCCGCTCCGCAGCATTCCTCAGCACCGTTAATACACGATCCGTGGTTACTTTGTCCCCCGAGTTCTCTGCTACAGGAGCGTCAACTTCAACTGTAGCCGCAACATTCGCTTCAGTAACGTCAACCTTGTCCCCTGAGTTCTCTGCTACAGGAGCGTCAACTTCAACAGTGGCCGCAACATCCGTTTCAGGAGCGACGGCAACGTAATTCTTTGCAATGTTCTCCTTCAGTACACGAGCTAGAATGGCATCGCCAACTTTGGCGGCCCGTGCTATAACCTCCGCGTCTGTTTCATTTTTCCCCCTATTTTTGTAAATTGCCTCCTCAGCATTTACAACTTCAGCAGACCGTGCGGCAGTGATAGTTTCGTTAGCAACCACTTCGCTGTAAGGTTGGGGTGACCCTAGAGAATCTTTTCCACTATTATTGTAACGTTCTTGATACATTGCGTTCTGATCAACTTCAACTGCCTGCTCGGCAACTTCAACTGCTGGAACTTCAACCTCAACTGCCTGCTCGGCAACTTCAACTGCCGGAGCTTCAACTTCAACTGTGGCCGCAATATCCTCCTGAACTAACGGGGTGGTCGATTCAGTTAGTTGAGGAGGATCTATTGAAACCTCTTGATCCACTGGAGCCAGAGGTCGAGCTAAGGCGGGGACTG